TGATACACCACTTGAAGATATGGGTAAACATATCGACACGTTTATTGAAGCATGTCAAATAGTAAATCGCAAAACTAGTAAACTGATTTTATGTACATTTGCAGGTGGTGAAAACGAGTTATTTAAGATTGACTACAAAGGTGAGATTATTAATTATAATCCAAACCCTTACAATCTCAATCGTAGACCTGAAAACAATTATGGTGAGGATGTTGGATTACTTGGATTCTTTGATGATGAGCCAATTATTCTACCACCCGATGAAAAGAAACATAGGTGGATATTCTCATCTATTGTACAAAGTAAAACTATGGGTTGGTTCAACAAACAGAAACCAACATGGGATGTATTAAACTTTGGCCCAAGACGAGAAACAAAACAAACTAAAGGCATTGAAACATATAGAGTGACAGAGCCTGAGATGTGTAAGATTTATAATGAGAACTGGGGTTGCATGATGCCTGAATATTATCATGCAGGTTCTGGTTGGTGGCGTTCTCGTGTTCAACAAGTTGCTGATGTAGAGTCAGTGCTCGTATGTTCAGATGCAGAAGGTAAAATTTACGGGGAGGCATATGTTGGAAATACTATTGAAAGTGTTGAGAATATGTCTATTGAAGAATTAACAAAACTGGGTAAGGCTCAAAAAGAATGTCTTTATGATAACCACCCACTAGATAAGGCGACACAAAGAAGTGAGCTTTTAGGAGTAGTAGAATGAAACATGCAGGAATTATCCCATTAATTGGAGGGGAGATATTAGCATCTGATGAAGCTTACGGACAGAAGCCTGAGTATTTAATGACATACGGCGGATTTGAAGGTAACGAAAAGCATTTGCTGAATTATTATAAAGAACATGACCATGATGTTCCATATCACGTTATTGATGGTGATAATGCACCTAAGCGATATAAGAAAGTTGATGTGGTATCATCGGTATGTCCTTGTGCAGGATTAAGTAGTTATCATAATTCTTATGGTGAAGAAAATCCAAATAACCAATGGTTAGAAAAATCTACAAGATTCGTATTAAATGAAATTGGTCCTAAAGTATTATGGGGTGAAAACGCTCCTGCTCTTGCAACCAATGTCGGCGCATTTATGAAAAAGAAACTAATGGAGATTGGGCAAGAAGCTGGTTATAATATGACCATTTATACTACTAAAACATTATTGCACGGTAATCCTCAAGTTCGTAGACGCTCATTCTATTTCTTTTGGAAAAAAGATGTATTTAATAATAAGGTACCAACGTTTGAGTATTTTGATAAACCAATGCCAACCATTACTGACTTATTAATGGAATCAAAATCTAATTTCCAAACAGAAGCAATTAATAAGCGTATTCCATCACAAGACGACCCTTACTACAAATACTTATTAGAAGAACTTAAGGGCGGAATGACTCATAGTGATTTTGCAGCAGAATTAAGAGAAGACGAAACATTTACAAGAGCATCATTTAATATTGAAAGTGAAATCATACATCACTTTGGTAAAAACTATGCTGAAGTAGCTGAATACATGAAAGGCTTAGGACTTGATAGAGAAGCTGAAAAATGTATGAGACGATATGAAAAACTTAAAGCTGGAGGCGGTGTAATGTGGCGAGGAACAGTAGTTCCAGTTAGATACATCGGAGCTTTCGTAGTACATATGCCACATGTTCTCACGCATCCTGTTGAAGATAGATATATAAACATAAGGGAAGCAATGAACATCATGGGGCTTCCACAAGATTATGAACTACTTGACCCAGAAAAAAGCATCAATCATATCTGCCAAAATGTACCTTACAAGACTGCAAGGGATATGGCTCGTCAAGTTAAAAAAGCAATAGAGAAAAAATTACCGATGGAAGATGCTACATTCTTATACCAAGACAATTTGTCACAGCGTATTCGTGATAGCCATTCATCTATAGATATAACTGAGTTTATGACATGAAAAAACATTTAGTACTTGACTTTGAAACAATGGGGACTGAACCTACAACATGTGCAGTCGTTGATTGTTCTGTAATGATTTTTGATTGGGATAATTTTACAACCAATCCTTATACACCTGCAGACATTAACAAGACTCGACGCTTTAAACTTAATGTTGCAGAACAAGTCAAAGACTATGGATATAACATTGAAGAAGATGTTATTAAGTTTTGGCAAGAGCAATCTAAAGAAGTTCGTGATAAAGTTAAACCATCACAGCAAGACCTTACAGTAAAAGAGTTTGTATCCAACTTTCACAATTTAGTTGTTGACGAAAACATCGGCCATTGGTGGACTCGAGGAAATGCTTTTGACCCAATTATTATTACAAGACTATTTGATAGTCAAGGCCGTAAAGCACATCTCTATAACTATTTGAAGTACTATATGGTGCGTGATATGAGAACTTATATTGATGCTAAGTTTAACTTTGAAAATAAACAAAACGGATTTACACCTATTGCCGATTCAGAAAAATGGGATAAAATATTTAAAGCGCACGATAGCTCTTGGGATGTCTTAGCTGATGTACTCAGATTACAAGCGATCGTAAGAGCAGAAAACGATTTGGAGCAAATATGAAAATTGAAATCAAAACAGAAGAACTAAGAAAACATAGTATTTTTGTTGGCACACCAATGTATGGTGGTCAAGCAACAGGCCTTTACACGAAGGCTACCAACGATCTAAGCATGTTATGTGCTACTCATGGTATCCCATTAAAATACTATTTCCTTTTCAATGAGAGCCTTGTACAACGTGCTAGGAACTATATAGTAGACGAATTCATGCGTTCAGATTGTTCTCATCTATTATTCATTGATGCAGACGTTGCATTTAACCCTCGTGATGCTTTAGCATTACTTGGTGTACATTTACAAGACCCTGAAGAATATCCTATTGTAACTGGACCTTATCCTAAGAAAACAATTGCATGGGAAAAAGTAGCTAAGGCAGCTCAAATGGGCAAGAGTGATGAGAATCCATTTGAACTAGAAAGATTTACATCAGACTTTGTATTCAACCCAGTTAAAGGTATGCAACAATTTAAATTGAGTGAACCTGTTGAAGTACAAGAAGCAGGAACTGGATTTATGTTAATCAGTAGAGAAGCATTTGAGAAATATCGTGATGCATATCCTGAGTTATCATATCTACCAGACCATGTCAGAACAGAACAATTTGATGGCACAAGAGAGATTACAGCTTTCTTTGATTGTGTTATCGACCCAGATTCTAAGCGTTACTTATCAGAAGATTATTTCTTCTGTAAGCAAGCCCGCAAAGCGGGTCTGAAAGTTTGGATGTGTCCTTGGATGCAACTAAACCATACAGGAACATATATCTTTAAAGGTGGTATGGGTTCCATTGCAGAGCTTGGAGTAACAGCAACCGCAGATAGTACCTCTTCTAAAAAGAGTTACAAAAATGGTTGACAAATGCACACTAATGTGTTATAATAACCTTTCATAAACTAGGAGAAATTTATATTATGAAATTTTCTAACGAAACCTTGAGTGTCCTTAAGTCCTTTACCGCAATCAACAAATCTATTCAGATGAAGCCCGGTAATATCTTAAAGACAATTACTCCAGAAAAAACGCTTATTGCAATTGCAGAAATCCCAGATGAAATACCAAGCGAAGCTTGTGTATATGATTTATCTAGATTCCTGTCAATTCTAGGCTTATATAATGACCCAGACGTTGAGTTTGGCGATAAGTATTTTACTATCTCAGAAGGTAAGAGGCGAACCAAGTATGTCTACGCAGACATCTCTATGATTCACACTCCGCCCGAAAAAGATATAAATATACCATCTGAAGACGTCGTAGTAAGTGTAACGGAAAGTGACCTTTCCTCAGTACTTAAAGCGGCAGGAGTTCTTCAGTTCACAGAGATTGCATTTGTAGGTGAAAACGGCAAATGTACTCTGAAAGCAATCGACAGCGCTAACGACAACACAGATGACTTTGGTGTTGAAATTGGTGAAACTGACGATGAGTTTAAAGTCATCATTAAAACTGATAACTTGAAGCTAATGCCGATGGATTATGAGGTTACCATTTGTTCAAAAGGTATCTCAGAATTCAAAGGGGATAACGTCACTTACTTTGTGGCAATAGATTCAAAGTCAACATATAATAAAGGATAGGTGAAACTATGAATGACGCAGTACAAGGCAACTTCGGTGGCCAGCAACAGCAAGAAGAAGTCGTAATCAATATGAACGACCTCTCAACAATCCTGCAACTTATTGACGTAGTGTCAACAAGAGGCGGGTTTCAAGGTAATGAACTAGCAGGTGTAGGAATGTTAAGGAATAAGCTCGAAGCTTACCTAAGACAAAACATGCCACAACAAGAAGCTCCACAAGGTGCGGACGGTGAAGTGGATGTAGCTATGCCAGCAGCTGGTGAATTAGCTGACAAGTTGGTTGACTAGACCAACTCTCTTTCTCGAGAACAGGGGATACAGCTTACGCTTATCCCCGCTTTTAATTTTTTATATTATGATATTGGTGACCTATGCAACACAAAACAAATGAAGTACTCTGGGTAGAAAAGTATCGTCCACAATCTATAGACGACACAATCTTACCAGACAAAATGAAAAACACGTTTCGTAAATTTGTAAACGACGAAAACGTACCAAACTTATTACTAACCGGCGGACCAGGAGTAGGTAAAACTACGATCGCTAAAGCTATGCTCGATGAAATGGGCTGTGACTATATCGTTAAAAATGGTTCCCTTAATGTGAATATCGACACTCTTCGATATGACATCTCAACTTATGCAAGTGCTGTTTCCCTTAGTGGTGGCAGAAAATATGTAATCTTTGACGAAGCAGATTATCTTAGTGCAGCTAATGTACAACCTGCTCTTCGTAATTTTATTGAAGAATATTCAGCGAACTGTGGATTTATATTTACTTGTAATTTTAAGAACAGAATTATTGCTCCACTCCGTTCAAGGTTATCTGAAGTAGATTTCTCTATTGAACAGACAGAGCGTCCAGCTCTTGCTATGCAATTCTTTAAACGAGTTATTAATATTCTTGAGAATGAGAATGTTAACTACGATAAAGCAGTTGTAGCAAAAGTTATTGAAAAACACTTCCCAGACTTTCGTAGAGTATTAACTGAACTACAATCTTATGCAGCTTCAGGTAAAATTGACGAAGGTATATTTGTAAATCTAAAACAAGAAAGCATTGATGAGTTATTTAACTTACTCAAAGCGAAAGACTTTACTAATATGCGTAAATGGGTAGCAAGAAACTCAGACCAAGACATGAATGAAATGTTTCGTAGAATATACGATGCATCATCTGAACGAGTAGAGTTTAAAACATTACCAGGATTTGTAGTCACCATAGCCGACTATATGTATAAGAGTAACTTTGTAGCTGACCAAGAGATTAACATGGTTGCTTTTCTAACAGAAGTTATGATTGAATCTGAGTATCTCTAATGAAAATTGATTTTCGCAAATCATATGATTGCTTTAACTGTAGTGAGCGTATTGAAGGAGGTGAAGAATACACTCTAAAGTACCAAGCATCAGATGGCGAAGCGGAAGTCAAAATGTGCGCAACTTGCGCTAAAGACTTTAATGAGATACTCATAGGAATAGAGGAAATACAAAATGGCAAAGGGTGATTATAATCCATTTGATTTTATGAATGCTGTATCTTTTACTAAAGCAGACATAATCAAAGACAACGACAATCCAGAATTAATTGAAAAACAATACAATGCGTATATTGTTAACCGTGGGTTTACGAACTTCGAAGATACTATACTTCATGCAAATGAAATGAATCAACGACATGAGTTATTCCCAGCAGCACAGTTTGACTACTATCGTGCTGTATTGCGAAAGCGTAAGAGATTCTCTAAATGGCCGAAGGCTGATAAAGATATTAATCTCGATGCAATCCAAGAAGTATACCAATGTAATCGTACTGTAGCAAAACAATATCTTAAAGTTCTCAATGAAGAACAACTTAAAGATGTCCATGCACGCCTCGTGACAGGTGGTTAAGTTTTGAAAAAGATAAATAATCCTATAGTGGTTATATACCATCAGTCACATAATAATTAAAGGTGAATATGTATCATGGAACAAGAAGATATTTTTAGAGGTGTAGGCGTTGAAGTAACGCTTCCTACGCCTGATAGTTTCTTAAAAATTAAAGAAACACTCACAAGGATTGGTATTTCAAGTCGTAAAGATAAGAAACTATTTCAGTCCTGTCACATACTGCACAAAAAGGGTAGATACTCAATTCTGCATTTTAAAGAATTGTTTATCCTTGATGGTAAGCATAATACTTTTACAGAAGAAGACCACGCTCGTAGAAACACGATCGTTAATCTTTTAGAAGAGTGGGAACTCGTAAAAATTGTAGATGCCGAAAAGACGAAAGACCCTGTCGCATCGCTAAACCAAATCAAAATTATTTCTTATAAAGAAAAAGATGATTGGGAATTGACAGTCAAGTACAATATAGGAACATCAAAAAGTAGTTGACAAAAACATAAATTTATGTTATAATATGGTTATTGATTATGAATGTTTATAAAACAAAAGAATGTGCAATCTTTCCAAATTACGCTACCACAGGCAGTGCTTGTTTTGACTTGTCTGCAGCCTTTGTGACTGGTGAAAAAATAAAAGCGTATAATACAGTTAATAGAAAAGTAGAAGTATTAACTAAAGAGATTGAAGGTCAACCTGCCTTTCTTCTACATCCAGGGCAAAGAGCTCTGATTCCAACAGGTTTAATTTTCGACATACCTGAACATCACGTTATGAAAATGTATATTCGTAGTAGTGTAGCCTCTAAAAGAGGTTTAGCATTAAGTAATGGTGTAGGTATTATAGATTCTGATTATGTTGATGAAACGCATATTTTGGCGCTCAATATATCAGATAGTTTAATTCGTATTGTACACGGTGAAAGATTAGCACAATGTGTTATAGAGCCTGTACAAACTTATGATTTGGTAGAAATTTCTGAACCACCGCTACAGAAAACTGATAGGAAAGGTGGTATAGGAAGTACTGGAACTTAAAGAACTTTTCTCCAAACGTTTTGGATTCTGTTCTGCTTCATTAGTAAATGAAAGCTATTAAGTTGTTTTTTAATGTATTGCATGGTATTACCTTTTGTTAATATATAGTATATACATTATATTTATATCAATTGTTACACTTGTGTGACAAAAAGGTGAACTAATTATGACTAAAGATGATACGTTAATTATTAAAATTAACAAAGAACAGAAAAAAGAATTCATACAACTATGTAAAGATGATGATACGTCAGCATCTCGTGAAATAAGAAACTTTATTAAGATTTTTATCAAGCAAAATACACAGTCTGTATAAATAAAATTGTGAATACGAATTATCGGTTCACATTAAGCGGTGTGCTAACAGCCACCAATTTAGTATAACAATAATCTTGCTTAAAAGGAGATAACAATGACTGGATTTAATATACACAACCTCGCCCCGTTCACAGTGGGCTTTGACCGAATCTTTGATAGATTGGTCGAAATTGAAAACCACCCTGCTAGACAAACGCAATCAGGTTTTCCACCTTACAATATTCGCGCTTCTAAAGACGAGCTAAAGTTCTCTATTGAACTTGCCTTAGCAGGTCTTTCAGATAAAGATGTAGATATTGAAGTTAAAGAAAATCAATTAACTATTAAGTCTGTATATGATACAGATAATGGTGGTGATGATTTTGTTCACAAAGGAATTTCTAAAAGGAAATTCACTCGAAGCTTTACTCTTGCAGATGACATTGAAGTCGTCGGAGCTAGCTTCAAAGATGGTTTATTGACTATTGGATTGGAAAGAATTATTCCAGACCACAAGAAGCCACAGAAAATTAAAATCGATAACAAAAAGGAATTCTTAGTAGAATAACTTTGACGAGAGGGTGTAATGCCCTCTCACTAACTAAATAGGAATATATTATGGAAACTAAAAGAATACCCGACGTAACATTTAAAACTCGCTCTCGAAATATAGATACTGGTGATTTTGAATGGCAACATCCAACGACTGCTGATTATTTTGGTGGTAAAAGGGTAGTTGTATTCAGCTTACCTGGTGCGTTTACTCCAACATGTTCTAACTTCCAAGTACCTGGCTATGAAGCAAGGTTTGAGGATTTTAAAGCAGAAGGAATTGATAATATTTATTGTATATCATGTAATGATTCTTTCGTTATGAATGCTTGGTTACAAGACCAACGCGTTAAAAATGTTGAATTTATACCAGATGGTTCATGCGAATTTACTGCTGGAATGGATATGATTGTAAAGAAAGATAACCTAGGTTTTGGTGCAAGGTCTTGGAGATATGCTATGATTGTAAATGATGGCGTGGTCGAAAAGATGTTTGTCGAACCTGGTAAATCTGATGATTGTGAAACTGACCCTTATGGAGAAACATCACCTGAAACAGTATTAGATTTTCTTAGGGGAGCCTAATCAAAAACAATCCACGTAGGTGACATCCTGCCCGGCCGTTTTTGAAGGACCTGTAACTGGGTCCTTTTTTTATGTAACTAATCCAGGCATGTCGATGTAGCTTCCGCCTCCACCGCCGCCTCCGCCACCGGAGATACGAGTATTTGCTACTCTTGCTCCACCAGTTGATGATTGAACTGATATAGGATTAGTACTATTGTTTACGTTATTAACAACAATTGGACTGCCACTATTTGCTGATGACATTGCAGATGCAATTTTTTCAGACATATTAGCAATACTTGAACCTGTTCTTAATCCTTCAAGTATTTGTCCTTCTAAACTTGCTCTTGGAATAACTGCTTCTTCGCCGTGAAGCATTGCGAATGTTCCTTGGCCAAAGTCTTTAAATCCTTTTGTACCACGATTAAACGAAGGTATACCTTCATTATCTAAAATAGCTGAAATGATTGGGTCGTTTTTAGCTTGGTTTACTATTTGGCTTGTTATGGTTTCTAATTGTTTATTATCGCGAGCTTGAAATTCTTTGATAATTTCAAATACATGATTATAATTAGCAGAATTTGGATCGTTATTCTGGTTAATCATAGATTGAGCATACATCTCTGCAGCTTTTGCGCTATATATTCTTCCACCTGACATTGACTGCATCCGTGCTGACTCAGCATACAGTGCACTTATAACTTCTTGTGAATATGTTCCATCTTCATTAACATAACTGCCACGCCTTTCTTTAATTTCATTAAATCTTGCAAGGTCAGCTTCATATGCTTTTAGGGATTTTTCTTTTGCAATGCGTTCAGCTTCTGCAATAGCTTCTTTAATATTTGCAATATTTGAATCTAATTGAGCTAATTGGTCATCAGTTAGTTTTAAAGTATCTCGTAGTTGTTCTGCTCTTTTTAATTTTCCCTTTAATATACCTACTTCGCTACCTTCGCCCAATAAAACATCTTCGTAATTGTTGCTATAAGTATCAGCATCTTTATTATGGTTAACAACATCTAGAGCAGTTAATCCCATAAATGTTACTATACCAGCAATTCCCGCTCCTATAGGTCCAGTAGGAGCAAATAACATTGCGATCGTTGCAGCTTGCGCTGCGTTACCAGCTACAGAACCTATATCGCTAGGTCTTACTGGAACTTTTGCAAGAGCAGCTGGTGAAAACTCGTCTTTTCTAAGAAATTTGGTTAATGCAGGCATTGCAAATTCTATAGCACCAAATATAAGACCAGCTATACCGACTCGTATTGCAGTTTTTCTTTTCTTTAAACTTCCATCATTTGCGTCGCCAGACCCTGGCGTAAACATTCTAGCAAGAGCAACAGTTGAAAGAACACCTGCTCCTTTTTCTACTACTTTAACTGCGCCATAACCTCCAGCTGCAACTGTCATTGCACTTAAGAAGTCAGCACTTGAAATAAATGCTAAGTTTTTCTGTAATTGTTCTACATTAACGGAAGTAAATATTTTTTGAATGCCACCTATTATCTCAAACACACTAGGTAAATCAGCTATTTTTCCTTCTGGTCCAAAATAATCCGGTAAATAACCTTCTAAAAATCCTGACAGCGCGGTATATCCTATAGCAGCAACAGCTGCGATCGTTGCAAGACTAAATGCCTTTTTAATCCCTTTAATAAGAATACCGTCTTTGCCAAATATTTTTAGGTCTGATTTTTCTCTTTGCTTCTGATGTTTTTCTTTTGCTGCTAAATCTTTCTTTTCGAATTCTTGTTCACGCTTAATGATATCAGCGTTATTTTTCTTATATTCTTCTAATTCTTTTTCGTTTAAATCTTCTAGCCTTAAATCCCTTTCGGCTTTCATTCTATTAAATTCAGATTGTTCCGTATTTAAAGCTTGAACACCAGTCATAGCTTTATGTATTCCGTCAAGAGCAGGTTTAAGCTTTTCTACTATAGTTTCTTTGACAGATTTAATTGAGTGAGCACCGTCGTTACGCAGAAGTTCACCTTCGCGTATCAGTCGTTTTCTAATGTCATCTAATGTCGTTGCCGTGGCCATTTATTTTATCCGTTTTTTGCTTGTTCAGCTCTCTCGTTTTGTTCTTTAATATGATTAACTAATAATTCAAAATATATATCTCTTTCGTATGGCATCATATTTTCAATTTCACTAATACTCCATTTGTGATGCTGGGCCATCGCAAAATTAGTGTCATAGTAATTTTGCAGGTTAATATGACTCAGCGCTAGGTAAAAAAACTTCGCATTCCCTCCACAACAAATGTTTTCTCATCTCCATTACTATTAGTGTATTTCATTTCTTGTTTTAATTTAGGCATAGTTTCAAAAAATCCAGTGATTTTCTTTATCATGTCACCAGATAAACTATCCATAAATTCAGTAATTTGTTCTTCATTATATTCTTTAAAATAATGTACTTCATCTTCAGATGCAATATAATCTAAACAAGATACTAACATAATATAGTCAAGCAATGGGTCATCTTTATCTGCAGTAACTAATTGATGAAATTCTTTAATAGTTGGATATCTTAAAAATAACCTAAATTCATCATTAATTACAACTTCTTTTGTATGACCTTCTTGAGTTTCTAATACTATATTATCAATGTCGAACTGTAATTCAACATCTTCGTTTGTATCTTCGTCTGTAATTGTAAACGCAATAATGTTGTTAACACTCCTTGCTCTTAGGTAGAGTAACACGTACTCTAAATCGAACATTGCAAGCTCATCAACATTTTTATCAAGTAAACAATTACCTATAACTTGTTTTGCAGATAATAACTCTAATTCTGCTTCTCCGCTTTGTTGACCTACTAAAAGAATCTTTTCTTCTTTTACACTAAATGGTCGATATTGTACT